ATTTATCATTTTGTATATAATTAAAAACACACTTTTTATAATTTTGCATAAAAAAAGAGTGTTTCATATATTTCTAAACACTCTTTTCTACTTTTTATAATTATCTAATTGTAAAAGAAGCTTCAGCTGGACTAGAGAATAATATAATACCTCCTGTACACACACCTTTTCCTTTAAATTTAGCAATATATGAACCCTTTTTTAGCCCTTTAAAAGTTACTACACCAGTTTTAGTAGTTCCAGCTAATCTAAAGCCTACATACTGAGATGATACAATTTTGCCAGCCTTATATACATCTATATTTCCTTCAAATCCTAAAATATTTCCAAGCGTAGATGTTACTCTCCAAGATAACTGCCCACCACTCATTGCAGTTAAATTAGCAGTACCACCTGGAACAACAACAGATTTAGTCGAAGGCGAATCTGAGTTTGGTTGGCCAATTAATTCAACTGTTTGTGAATTTCCAGTACCTTCATAATCATTTCCATCAGCAAAAGCTGTAAATGGAATCATTACTGCGCAAAGCGTTAGTAATAAAGCAATTGTTTTTTTCATTTGTTTTCCCCCTATTTTTTTATATTATTCTCAATTACAGTTTCCTTTCTTTACGTGCCTTAATAATCATATTGTAATTATGCTCAGCAGTTTCAAATGCTCCTACCAAAGGAGTTATAATTACACTTTCTATTAAGCACAATTCATCATAGTTTAAACTAGCTTCTCCAGCATAGAAATTATTTAACTTATCTAAATCTATTCTAGTTAAAACGGAAACTGATTCCATTGAGAATTTGTAAACATCAATAAGTTTATATAATCCACCTATATAGTTTTTTGCTACTTCATGGCTCTTAAAAAATTCATCTTTTCCTGTATGTAGGTTTACTTCCATAATTCCCTCCATTGTTCTTATATTTTTAACCTTCAAATAATATTTACTTCTTCTTCAAAACAGAATATTCTATCACGGTAGAATATTCTGTTTTTTTCATTCTATCATGATAGAATAATATTTTCAATCATTTTTTCTATTCTATTTTATTTAAATAGAATAGAAAAAAAGAACACTTAATATTTTTCAAGCTAATATATTAAGTGTTCTTTTTATATTTTTACAAGATTATATAAAATTATTCTTTAATCAATTAAAGTGTTTTTCTATTTCTTAATAATAAGAAATGATATAAAATTGTATCATTTTAAAGATTTTGTGATATAATAAAAGCAAGAAGAACTACAATCTATTTAGGCGTAGAGTGGAGTTCATAATAAACGTAGTTTATTTTTTGAATTTAAATATAAATTTAAATTCAACCTGTAAGTCACTCTTTGCACGAGAGTGGCTTTTTGCTTTTTTGAATAGTTCACTGATTAAGTAAACTACCACACTAGCTGTTAAACTAGCTAAAACATTAAACAAAAAGTTATCCATGTAACTCACCTCCCCTCGAATCGTTGGGAGGATAATCTTTTGTACATGAACTCCACTCTATAGATTGTATATTACGCTCTTCTTGCTAAATTTAATTATACCATATTTTGTAATATCAGTTAAGAGTTTGCACTACAATAATCAGAAAGCTTGTTCCACTCACAATCAACCCCTATTATTTTAAGAATATCATTGACTTGGCTATTTAAATCTTTAATATCTGATTTAGACATTAAAGGATCTTTCATTATTTCATTTAGAAAAATACTATCAATGATTAAACATACATTTTCTGATAAATATTCACGTTTTACTGAGATTACTGTTCCAACTGTACTTTCTTTTAGTGTCTTATATGCTACACTCAATATGCATGGTTCTAAATTAATTCCTTCTAGTACTGTTTCAAAGTAATATTTTATTCTTATATTTTCATTTCCAATAAATATTTCTTCATTGCTGCTTATCTTCTTTAATTTTCTCATTATGCCTAACATCTTAGCATTCACTTCATAGTTTATTCCACATCTCTTTGATGCTAAACTCGACATCAAGTCTCTTTCTGAATAAATTACCCATTGACCATTATAGGAAAATGATGTTTTAGCGATATCCATTTCTCCTTTTCCAGTAATATTAAATTTAGGCTCTAGTTTATTTATTAAGTAAATCTCATAAAAATCCATAGTATATTTATTATCTAATTCTATATACTCAAATCTTAAATTCTTATTACACCAATTTTCTTTTTTATTACTTAAATGACTAGCGTGTCTATCGCAGATATTCTCTGTTTTCCCAACGTATAAACATTCTTCCGTATCTAGATTAATATATTTATAAACATAATACATTTTTTATTTTCTCCAATTATTATTTATAGTAATATCCTTCTTCATTTACTAGACCTTGATCAAATAAATTTCTCCTAACAGTTTCAAGTCTGACAGGATCTTTGCTATAATCAACTTCTCTTTCTTCTTTTTTAACATCTTCATCATCCCAATACTTATCCAATTCTTCTTTAAACTTTAAATCATCTTTTTGATGAATTATAACTTCACTTATTTTATTTGAAAGTGTTGATTTAAAAAAATCATAATTCTTTGTATTTATAATATCAGTATTATCTCTTTCAAATGCTATAGCAATAGACTTATTAAAAGCATTCAGATAAACATCTTTCTTAAAATCAAACTCTTTAAAATCTTCTTTAAATAGTTTAATCGTCCCTGTTGTAAAAATATTTTCATTTGGTATATAAAAACTAAAAGACACTTCATTGTCCTGCTTCTTTTTAGGTATATAATCTTCAACCAATATATCTTTATCAAAATATTTTCTAGGTTCATAATCTATCACAGAAAAAATTATTTCATCTATTTTTCTATTTTTTCTTTTTTCTTCTTTTATTGAAACAACCATGTTGCCTTTTTTATTTATTTCATTCATTGCTCTTTTTAGAACATTTTGTTTAAAATATTTATACTCTGGATATACATTATCTTTTAATTTCAAATAAAATCTTAATTCATCTAACTTATATTTTATCTCCACTTCCTTATTTTCTCTGCTCCATAGTCTAAATAAAGTGTATAACCTCTGAGTATATGCACCTCTAAAATTAAATAACACTGATAAATTAATAGCTGTATATCCATTTTTCTTTTTCTGCATTTTTACAAAATCAGTTATATGATTGTATAGAACTTCATGCATCATAATTGTATAAATTTGGTCTGTATGATCCAATTCATATGTATTAATTAAACCACTTCCAAAAGTTTTTAACTTGCCAGTTGTCTCTTCTATATAGTCAAATTCCAAAACACTTTGTTGAAACATGTTCAAAATTTCTTTTATATTTTTATGCTCATAATCATTATTGTTTTTCATAAATACTTTTAGTTCTTCTTTTGATATAGTTGTAACATAAGATGAATTTTGCTGTTTCTGAGCATTAAAAAGTATTTTGTAAAATAATTTATTTTCCACATTTGTAAAATCATATTTACTTTTTATTAAATTATTTGGTTGCATTAAAATTTCTTTTTTTTCCAAAATCTATCACCTCATATAAATTATAATACCTAATTTATAAAAAGGTCAACCATTTTTGAAAGACGCTCACCTTTGACCCTTAAAATGATGACCTTTGACCCTTAAAATGATGACCTTTGACCCTTAAAATGATGACCTTTCGACCCTTAAAATGATGACCTTTGACCCTTAAAATGATGACCTTTGACCCTTAAAATGATGACCTTTCGACCCTTAAAATGATGACCTTTGACCCTTAAAATGATGACCTTTGACCCTTAAAATGATGACCTTTCATCTCTGAAACCTAGATATACCAATTATTATAGCTTGTCTAAAAACTATTAAAGACTTTAAAAACTGTTTTAAAAACTATTAAAGACTAGAAAAGATGTTCTGAACTATTCTTTTTTTATATTAAAAAACTTTAGTATTTATTTTTCTAGTATACTTTAAACACTTACTAAAAATAATTTCTTATAAAAGATTGGAGATGAAGAATTTTTTATGCTTGAAAACAGAAAACAAATTCAGAAAGAAATTTACTTACCAATAGCAACATATTGTTTAAAAGATAAGCAATATTATATAAAAGAATATGGAGCACTATTAATAAAGAGTGCTGAAAATAGTGACATTTTTAATACCCATAAAAATAGAATTTTGTATAAGAATAAACTTGATATTCAAGAAATAGCAAATGAACTGAATGTAAATAAAGCAACAATCCAAAGAAATATAAAAAAACTAGAGAAGTTAGATTTTAAAATTCTAAAAATAGAAAATACCCTAAATGGAATTGTATATTGTTTACCATCAGAAAATAATATTGATTTAAACAAATTTGCATTGATAAATTATGAAATGCTTAAAAAAATGGTCAATAAATTTAAATCAAATACAATAAAAGTATATTTTTTACTTAAAACAATCACTACAGAAACTAATTTTAAACCTGCAACTAATAGTTTTATAGCAGAAAATATAGGACTAAGTTCTAAAAGTAAAAATAATTTAGATATCATAACTTCTTCTGTTAAAACTTTAGAAGAAAATAAATACATTGAAACAAAAAAAGTAAATGTATATGAATATGACAAAGAAAAACTTAGAGAAGTTCCAAAAATAAGAAAAGTTTATCGGATTTGTAATTTTGATGAGTGGAAAAAGGAAATTGATAAAAATAAAGTTTATTAAATATAGCTTAAAAGCATTTAAAGGCTTGTCTGACGTGTTTTAATTACAAACTTGATGTTATTTACCTAAAAAGATACAAATTTGCTTAAAAATGGAAATAGAAGGTCAAATATATAAATAGAGAACCAAATAAAATTATATTGGCTCTCTATTTATCTTCTTCCCAATCCTCAATAAACTTTTCTAAACTTTTTAATTTATTTTCAGACACTTCTTCATCATCATGCAGAGCACTTATAAAACTTTCAAAAGAATTTTTGTGAAAGAAACTAAAGAAACTTTTAGTCTCAACTTTTAAATATTCTTCTTTTTCTATTAATGCTTTATAATATGTAAATCTATCTTTCTTAACAACCTCTAAAAATCCTCTACCAACTAATCTCCTCAAGAAAGTTAACATAGTTGATTTTTTCCATTCGTACTTTTCGCCTAGTGTCTTCAAAATTTCAGTAGATGCAACTTCTTTATCTTCGCTGTCCCAAATAAACATCATAACCAACAATTCACTTTCTGGAATCTTTTTTATCTTCATAAAGTACACCACCTTCTAAAAGTATATCTAAAATACTATAACAATAGAGTTAACTACACAATACTAAATGTCTAAAAATGTTTTACCAATTTTTACCAATTAATTTTTCTTTAAAAAAAAATTAAGCAGGAGTAAAAAAAATAAAATATTATCAAAATTTATCAATATAAAAAGAAATATAAGTATAAATTTTTCTCTTTGTATATTGATTGTATACAATTCTATTTTTGTAAAATTAAATTTTAAAAAATAATCAAAAATCTTAATTTTCAATATTGAATACAATTAAATTTTCAAACTCATCTAGGGCATGACATACAAAAGCAAAAAACATTAATTTAGTATCTGATAAAAATTTAAAAATTGTAAAAGGGGGAAGTCTGTTATTTTTCAGAAGCAATGTAATTGTAAAAATATAAATCAGAATATTTTGAAAATATGGGGGATAAACTTATGATGGATTTAGAAAAGGAAAAACATGAAATAATTGAAATTATAAAAAAATTAAATATTGATAAAGATAAAAGGAATTTATTGATGATAAAAAATTATATCCTTGGACTTTTAAAAAAATAGAAGAATAGCAATTGCTATTCTTCTATTTCTAGTAAGGAATCTATCATTTTATCAAATACAGTCAGATATTTTTTATTCAATTTGAACATTTTAGTTATAATTTCTCTTTCTACTTCATTTTCCATTTTACTTAGTTCACCAACAAGATGGGCAAATTGCTCATCTAATTCTTTGATAAAAAACATCTCTCCAACTCCATGCTTAAGCCATTCTTCAGATATGCTCCAAGTCTTGCAAATGTCGTTCAAAGTTCTTTCGCTTGCATTTCTTTTACCATTTTCAATTAAAGATATTGTGTTTCTTTTTAAATTTAGTTTATTAGCAAACTCTTCTTGGCTTAAATTGAGATTTAATCTTAGTTCTCTTATTCTTTTGTTTTCTGGTTTCATTTCATCTATCATTATTATCCCTCCATATGAAATATTATATTTTAAAAGTGCTTACAAGTCAACAAAAATAAAAGAAAAAGGTATTACAAAATAGTTGACTTGTAAGCAGACATGTAATATAATTGTATTACACAATCAACAAAAGCGAGGTGATTGAAAATGACTGATATAAATAAAATTAGAGAAGAAATATATAGAAAATTGGAGTTACTTGGCCCTGCAAAACTAAAATTAGCATTGACTAAAGTAGATATATTAAAAGAAATACAAGACATTGAAGATGAAAATAATATACAAAATTAAAGGGGTGAAAAGATTGAAAATCTCAGATTTTAATAAAAATCAAATAGGATCAGCAGTTCAATTACAAGATATAAGGTTTGATACAAAAGCTGATTGCATCATTACGAAAGTAGAAAAGAATGAAATACTAGTCATGTATTATGAAAAAGAAACAGAGGAAATAGCATATAAAACTTTGACTAAAGAAGATCTAATACTTGATGACTATAAACTTAAGTTATTATCTTAAAGTAATTTCAGAAGGGAGGTGATAACTTTGGATCTTTTGAAGGATGCAAGAAAAAAAGAGTGGTTTTGGCTGGAAAATGATTTGATTGATAGAGAAGATTTGAGCATCTATGAAAAAATGATTTACATTGTCTTAGCTAGATATAGTAACGAAGAAAGTTCTTGTTTCCCAAGTTATAAAACAATATCAGAAAAAGCAGGTTGCAGTATAAGGCAAGTATCTAATATTTTGAATGAATTAGAGAATAAGGAACTAATAATAAGAGAAAATCGTAACCACGAAGGCAAAAAAGAGAAAAACAGTAACTTATATTTCTTAATATCTTCAAAAGCAAAGGTACAGAATGAAGTGCCTAACGTTAGGCATGAGGTGCCTAACCCTATGGCACCAGGTGCCTTACATGTTAGGCATGAGGTGCCTAGTAAAAAGACTTATAATAAAAAGACTTATATAAAAAGTAATACCACTACACAAAAAGAATCTAAAACTGATTATTTAGACCTATCATTCTTGGACTTAGATATAGAAAAAGTAAAACTAACTAAAGATGAATATGACAAACTTATAAGCAAGTTTGGGAAGAAATACATACACGATAAAATTGTTAGTTTAGAAAACTATATCATAAATGGTAAAGGGAGTAGGTATAAGAGCCACTATAGGGCTTTGCTGACTTGGGGGAATGGAGATGCTAGTAAAGGTATAGTACCAGAAGTTACAAAGACTAAGAATCCTCTTAGTGGATTTAAAGAACTTTAAAAACTAAATAGTAAGGAGGTAGATAGGATGAATGAAAAAGAAGAGACTGTTTATTTGAATAGTTCTAATGTGAAGTTATTCTTAGGCGTTAGGGATATTAAGGAATTTGAGGAATTGATAGAAAATGTCAATGAGCGAATTTGTCAACTCCAAGAATCGATTAATAAACTTGCCCAATTTAATATTGAGTTCGATATTAAGTCAGATATTTAGTTAAGTATAAATTAGGAGGTTGCCTATGAAAGATGAAAAGTTAGAACTTACTGAAAAAGATTTACACTGTATTGCAAGACATTTACAAAATGAAGTTATGGAGATGGTGTTTAGAGGGAATATAGAAGCCCCTACATCATGCGAAGTTTGCGATTACTTGCAAGAATGCAAGGACTATTTCACCCATATAGACACTTTTATAAAATTAAGTGAAATGACAGGTGTAGATATTTTTACTAAATAAATTTAGTAAATTAAAATTTTAGTATTGTAATTGACGTGCTTTTTTAAAAAGAGGACAGTTGCTATTAGCAGTCATTATTTGAATTTTGCAAATGTAATTTTTATTACATTCGCATTCTAAAAGTTTTGATCCAGTGAATCCAGGAAAAGTTTTATATTCACCAGAAAATTCAACTTTATCGTCAATAAGAGAGCATTTTTCTCTTAAGGTTTTAATTTTGCACATATTCATCACCACCCTATAATTAATTTGAACATACTGTCAATATGCTCCGATTAATTATAACATGCAAATTATCATGATGTAGAATTAAAGCATAGGTCAATTAAATTTAGTTATAAAATCAATGAAACAGATAAATAATTAAATGTTAAATAAATTAGGGGGTTGTTCATGAAAGAGGAAAAGTTAGAACTTACTGAAAAAGAATTGCATTGTATTGCAAGACATTTGCAAAATGAAGTTATGGAGATGGTGTTTAGAGGGAATATAGAAGCCCCCACATCATGTGAAGTTTGCGATTACCTGCAAGAATGTGAGGGAGATTTTACCTGTATGTATCATTCTTTTACTAAATTAAGCAAAATAACAGGTGTAAAAGTGACTGCATTTAAGTATTGTTTTCCAGATGAAAATCCCAAAGCTACTATCTAAGAAGTTTTTTTAGAATAGGACATTCTTCATTAGAAGAAGAGTCGCAAATATGACTTCCATCACATCTAGTTGACATTAACTTAGATCCAAAAGTACCTGGAGGAGCTGAATATTCGCAAGTAAGAGAAATGGTTTCGTTTATTACAGGACATTCTTTGCTTATAACTCGATATTGGCTCATACTCTCACCACCTTTCTAATTAATTTAAACATATTGGAAGTATGTTTAAATTAATTATAGCATGTAAATTATCATGGTGTAGAATAGTTTCAAATCAAAAGAAGCAACTAAATAGTTAAAGACAGGAGGTATGCTAAGTGGAAAGAAAAAAACATGAATTTACAGATCAAGATATACAAAGACTTATTGAAGGATTAAGAACTGATCCAAAAATAAGAGAAATGATATTTAAAAGTAAAGGTTGTGAAACTAGAACAAGTACAAGAAGTAAATGCGAACAATTTGTTGAAGAAAAACTTGCTTATAGAAGTTATGGATTTGAAACTCCAAAATACTATGCAAAACTTATTGCCGACATAATTGATATTTTAGTTTACAAAAATGTTCCAAGAGATCGTATTTGTGGGGTATTGTATGACGTCGAAAGGGTGATTCCTTTAGTTGTGACATTTTAATAATAAGCTGGGGGTGATTAAATGAATTACTCTTTAGAAGCAGAGCAAAACATTCTAGGAAGTTTTCTTATAAATGACTCTATAGGTTACAAAATAAGGGAATTAAAAGAAAATGATTTCTACTTTGAGTCACATAAAATTATTTTATCTTGCATGAAGAAAATAATTGACTCAAATAAACCACTAGATCTTTTGCTTTTAAAAAATGAATTAGAAAAAATAGATAGATTAGTAGATATTGGAGGCGTTAGTTACATTACCAGTTTAACAACTATAGTTATAACTACTTCAAACATAGATCACTATATAAAAATCATAAAAGAGAAGTTACTTAAAAGACAAATTTCAGAGTTAGCAAATGAATTAATTAATAATTCAAATTCAGATACAAGTATAGATGAATTGATTATAGATATAAACGATTTAAAAGCACTTGTGACGACGAGCAGTAGTGTAAATGATAATTACATTGACGCATCAAAAATAAAACGTGAAAAAGGCGTACACAAGTCCATAGACACGGGTTTTAATAAACTAAACAATATGCTAGATGGATTTAGATATGGAACTCTTACAATTTTAACTGGTAAACCTGCATCTGGTAAATCAACTATAGTTAACCAGTTTATAGCACAAGCAATTACGAATGGAGAGAAAGCATTTTTGTATTCTGGAGAATTACCCTCTTTCATGTCTATGGATTGGTTTAGAAAAACTGTAGCTAATGATTATCACATAAAAGAATATAAAAGTGTCTATGGAGGAACATACACAGATATTCCAGATTACGCCGTTGAGCTTATATCAGACTGGATAGAAGATAAATTTTTTCTCTATGATGAAGATGCAATAAGTGATGAAGTAAATCTACTAAATACCATAGAGCATTTATATTTAAAAAAAGGGGTTAGGTTCTTTGTTCTTGACAATCTAATGACAATAAAAACTGGCAATAAGGCAGATAAATATGAGAGACAAGAGCAGATAGTAAGCAACTTAAAAAATCTCGCTAAAAAATATAACTTAGTAATAGTTTTAGTTGCACATCCTCGTAAAAATATGGGTGACATGAAGCCAACTATGTATGATGTGTCTGGAGCAAGTGAGATTGTTAATTATGCAGATTATATTTTATCAACTTACAGAGTTGTTGATGAAGAAGAAGAGACAGACGACACTTATTTATTAATTTTAAAAAATAGAATAACAGGAAAACAGAATATAAGTTTTAAAATGAATTTTTCAGAAAGAAGAAAAAGACTTTACACGACTAGTGAGGAGTTAAACAGAGATTACAAATATGATGTAAATAAACAATATGTTCAAGTAGAAATTCCAGAAGATGTATTTTAAAAAAAGTATAAAAAATAGGAAATTTTATTAAGTAATGATTTTATAAGAAAAACCAATATTGAATAATTTAAAAATTCAATATTGAAAAAAATCATTTTTCAATATTGAAAAACGGATTTTGAAAAAGTATTGAATTTCAATACTAAAAAAAGTTTGAAAATATAGCATTTACAAGGTTTATATAAATTAATTTCCTGACAATGTACACACAGGTTTAGATATGCTAGCAAAAAAACTTAAAAGTAGTGTAAGGATAAAAAGGCTATATAAATTTATAAAAAGATTTAAAAGTGTTATTAAATTAGAGCTAAAGTTTATTAATTAATTTCCTCGTAGAAAAATATTATTTTAAATAAATAAAGGAGTGATTTTACATGATAGCATTAGAAAAATTTGCAGGTGGAGTTCTAAAAGAAAAGTTTAATACAGAGTTACAAAAAGTTTTAGATAACATTGCAGATCCAAATACAGATTTTAAAAAAACAAGAAAAATTAGTTTAGAGATAGTGTTTAAAGCAAATGAAGATAGAGATCTTGCTGAAGTAGATATAAAATCCAAAGCAACTATAGTAGAAGCAAAGGCTACAACAACTAAAGTTCTGATAGGAAAAGATTTAGAGACAGGAAGAGTTGAAGCGTCTGAATTTAAAAATCAAGTAGCAGGGCAGTTGGTCATGGATATTCCAGATAGTGAAGAAACTAATGAAACAGAAGAAAATAGTGCTGGTGTAATTGATTTCAGAAATGCAAGTTCAAAGTAGTTTAAGAAAGTAAGTAAAATATAAATTTAAATAAAAAAGGAGAATAAAAAAAATGATAAGAAATGCAATGGAATATTTAGTTAAGTTAGGAAAAAGAGAAACAGTATGTGTAGATGGGTTTAAGTACACAACAGATGCATTAGAAATAATAAAAGAACCAAAAGCTAATGAATTAGAAATAACTACATTGAGTGGTTTAGTAGATTATATAAAAAGTGGCATAGATCATAAGGCAGATGAGTTGTTATTAATACAAGTTCTAACTCCAAGAAAAGTGCTTTTAAAATCTCCTTTGAGAAAAAATAGAGATAGAGAGACATATATTGAATGTGTTGCACTACTACCAGAGAAAAGATTTGACAGACCTTTAGACTTAGATAGTTTTAACATAATGCTACAATCAGCATTTATAAAGAATAATGATAGAGATACACTTTTAAAAATTGCAGGAAATATCCAAGAATCTACAGTAAAAAATGTGGGAGATGATGGAGTTTCTCAGTCTGTAACAATAAAAACAGGCGTAGCTAGTGTATCAGAAGCAATAGTCCCAAACAGAGTAAAGTTAATTCCTTATCGCACTTTCCAAGAGATAGAGCAACCAGAAAGTGAGTTTATTTTCAGAATGAGTTCTGGACCAGCAGCAGGATTATATGAAGCAGATGGTGGAGCATGGAAAAATCAAGCAATGTTAAACATTAAAGCGTACTTGCAAGAAGAATTAAAAGATTTTAAAAATGTAAATATAATTGCTTAATTGAAAATCTAAGAGGGCTTACAATAAGTCCTCTTAGTAAAAAAGGAGGGGATTAGATGAAAATGATTTCTCATATGAACATTTTAGAAAGAGCAGAATTTACAGATAAAATAGCTAATGCAATCATGTCTGCAAATAAAGAAATTGAAAGAGGCTGTGCCTTTAATGAAGCAGTTGAGATTGTAAAACAAATGGAATATAGAGAAAATAAATACAATGAAGGAGATATTGCAATATGAATAATGTAGTTTTAGTTGGAAGATTAGCAAGAGATCCAGAATTAAGATATATACCAGAGTATGGTACTCCAGTTGCTACTTTTGCATTGGCAGTTGATAGGGGTTATACAAAAAAGGATGGAACTAGAGAAGTCGATTTTATACCAATTGAAGTTATGGGAGGATCCGCAGAATTTTGTGCTAATTATCTCGCAAAAGGAAGAATGGTTTCAATTCAAGGCCAAATAAGGATAGAAAAATATGAAAAAGATGGAGAGAAAAAAACTTTCACAAAAGTAAGAACAAAAATTGTTAATGCGCTTGATCGCAAGCCAAAGGATGAAGAAAAAGAAATTAGTTTTCAAGTTTTAGATGATGAAGATATTCCATTTTAAATTGGATGGTGATTATGTGAGAAGTTTAGAGGAGAGAAATAAATTAGTTGAAGAAAATATAAATTTTGTATGGTTTATTATAAGAAGATATTTCAAAGTATTTATTTCAAAATATCCATATCTTCAAGATGATACATTTTCAGAAGGATGTATTGGATTATGTAAAGCAGCAGATTATTTTGATAGTAAAAAAGGTATTGAATTTACCACTTTTGCAGCTGTGTGTATAAAAGGTCAAATATTTAAATTTATAAGTAGGTATGTTAAAAAACATTACAGAGCAGATATAGATAGTTTTGAAAAATGCATCTATAAAAATACTCATGGTGAAGAAATAAGAATAGAAGATAGATTGGCTGGTAATGAAAATGTAGATATAGAAAATGTTCATGTTATTAGATCTTGTATAAAAAGAAGTAAAATAGAAGATATACAGAAAATAACATACTTAAGGGAAAAAGGATACACTCAAAAAGAAATAGGCAAAATACTTAGGACTAACCAAATGACAATATGCAGGAAGCTTGGAAAATTAAAATCTGAAATTAATATACTAGGAAAATAATATAATAATTTAAGTTCATTGGAGGCAAAATGAAGACTAAAATAATTGGTGGTAGGGAAAATCAGTGCCCACTTTGTAATGGTAGTGTATTTAAGATTGAAACATCAATTGGAATAGTATGGCAATGTAAGGATTGTGGATGTATGTATCAAGATATGAATTGTAAAGAAAACAAAAGGAGGCATTAAGTATGGCTTGTGTTATAAAGTGTGATTTTTGTGGTGAAACAATAGCAGAAATTCTAAACATAAAGGTATTCAGAATTGATGATGAAGGTAATATAATGAGTATCGGAAAAGATGTATGTGACAAATGTTATGACAGATTATTTAGAAGTAACTTGAATAAGAAGATGACTAATTATGAAAAGATAAAAAATATGAGCAAAATAGAAATGGCTGAATTTCTTGCAAATGGCGGAAGTGGATGTACTAGTTGTGCTTATGATTTTCAAGAATGCTTAGGCGGATGTTTAGAAGGTAGAAAAAAATGGCTTGAAAGTGAGGCGATGAAATAATGAAAAAGACGTTAATAATCGTAGGAGTAGTTATTTCAATATTAATTATGTTTGCTTGCTTGTTCTTAGTAACTAAAAATAAAGCAATTGATTTAGAAGAGCAGGTTCAATCAGCAACTGCATCTGTAGAGGTGCAAGAAAAAAGGAGAATTGATTTAATTAAGAACATAGTAGACTGTGTAAAAGACTATGCTAAATATGAAAATAGAACATTAAAAGAAGTAACTGACATGAGAGTAAGTGCAAATGATGAATCTATCAAGGAAGCAAAATTAAATATACAAGCAGTAGCAGAGAAGTACCCAGATTTAAAAGCTAATGAAAATTATAAGCAACTAATGAGTGAGTTGAGTATAACAGAAAATATGATTGCACAACATAGAGAAAATTATAATATGCAAGTTCGCAATTACAATAAATATATAAGAAAATTTCCAGCAAATTTAATTCTAAATAGTATGGGATATGAAAAAATAGAATCTAAATATACTGAATATAAAGCAAAAGAGGATGCACCTCAAAATTTATTTGATTAAGAGGTGCACATATGAAATTTAAAACTTTTGAAATAACTAAGAGAGAATTTTTAGTGAGCATAATAATTGCTTGCATGATGATTGTGCTTGGATTTTTCATTGATGATAAAGTTCAATCAAAATTTTTAGAAGATAATGAAAGATATTACAAAGCAACTAAAATAAATAATGACAAAGATCTCTTTGATTATGCTATGGAAACAAGTGCGGGAGATTCTTTGATAAGTGGAAGATTTAAAAGTGTAGATTCTGTATCTATAGAAGAATTAAAAGGGGACTATTGGTTTATAGAAAGAACGGAAGAAAAATACACTATGCATACTAGAGTGGTTACCACTAAAGACAGTAAAGGCCATTCACATAAATATACTGAAACATATTGGACTTGGGATTACCATGATTCAATAGAGAAAAAATGTAATAAATTTAATTTCATGGGTAAAGAGTTTGATGCGAAAGTAATTACTAATTTATCTAAAGAGAGATTGGCATTAAAGAAAGATATATTTAAAAATAATAATCTTAAAATAAAAGGTAATTATGCTTACATTAATAATAAGAGAAGGTACTATTATGAAGTTATACCGAAAGAATTTAATGGTACTATGTATGCTAATTTAAAAAATAATACTATAGCGAATCCAGCTGATAAAAACATAAAAGTTTTTAAGGGTGAGTCTATACAGAATGTTTTAGAAAATAATAATTTTAATACAGGGTTTTTTAAAGTAGTGTTTTGGATCATCTGGATATTAATAACTACAATCATTATATATGTATTTTATTATTTAAAAAATGATTGGCTTGAAGATAAATAAAGATGTAAGAGGAGAAGATCAGGTATGAAATGTAAGGTGTACCATGCTATTAAAAATATAAAAGATGCAAATGAGTTAATTGATAGATTTGAAACGGAAAATATATTCTTTGAATTAAATGACATAGATAATGAAAATGTCTTAAATGGAGAAATGAATTTAACTGATATAGAAGATATTGCATCATTGCAATTTATATTAGATGGAGATTTATTTATATTTAGTAGTTGTGATGAAATGATATTTATGAATAAATACACTCAAAAAGAGTTGGGACTTCAATAAATGAATGAGGGGAGATACTAAAGATGGATTTAAAGTTAATTAGCAGTATACCTAATTGGAAGGTAGAAGATCAGTTGGCAAAAATTGATGAAGAGGTAACTGAGTTTAAAAATGCTATAGATACAGGAATAACTAAAGATATAATTGCAGAAGGATTAGATGTTTGTCAAACTATTTTAACAATGTTTCAAGTTTTAGAAATAGAAAACTATATTACTGAAGGAGTAGAGACACATAATAAGAAACTAAATGGAAGAGGATGGGATCTCAAAGAAATAGGAGACGATATACTTAATTTAATTAAAAATTCAATGATTAATGAATTGATTAATATGAACAAGAAATTAAAATGCCTTGATGAAAAAGAATTTAATGCAAAAATACAATTTTTAGATGTAGATAAACTATGGAATTTGTGCATGCCTTTAGTTAACTTAAGTACTATAAAAGGAGTTAATGAAAGCATTGATGAAATGAAAATGGGAGAGTTTCTAAAAAATATTAATTAAAGTAAGGAGATAATATAATATGTTGATAGAAGTAACTGAAAATAATAGAGAATTAAAAGTAGGAGATATTGTTGAAATTAATGGTGGTAATAAGTTATATATGATTCTTTCTTTAAAGGAAACAATAGGTGGGTATGTTATTATAAATATGCAGAATGGATATGGTTCATTTGGTGCTTATAAAAGTTTAAGTCAACTAGAATTAGACTTGAAGGTAAGAGGTTATAAATTATATAGTTCTGATGATTACAAGTTGCAATTAGTGCCTAGAGAATAAGATATATTTCAAAAAAGAAAAAAAGGAGCATTACTTCACGCTCCTGCTTGTCAAAATTCTAAAACCGTCATCACAACATCATTATAACATAATTAGGAGTGTGAGGTAATGCAATCTAGTAAAAAAGACAATTTGTTTAGTAGTGCAGAAGGTAAGTTATATGATTATAAAAAAATAAAAGCGGAAATAGAAAAAATAGACATTGATATGCAGATGATAAAAAACGACTACAGAGGATGTAGTGGAGTTGAAATTAAAGAAAAGACAGGCAAGACATATGATATTAAAAGTGTAATTGAAATAGAGACTGAAGAAAAAGAAAAGAAAATTGCCTTAAAAGAAAAAGAGAAGAGACATAAAGAGTTGATAATAGAAAAAATAGATAATGCAATGAAAATATTAAGTGAAGAAGAAAAAAAGATAGTACAGTATAAATACTTTTCAAGTAGCAGGACATCTTGGGAATATGTTGGCAGAATGATTGGTTTTTCAGCGAGTAAGTGTAAGCAAATGAGGTTTGATATTATAGATAAGATAAAAGGATTGCTATAAAAATGTCCGATTTGTGACGATTTTAAACCGATTTATGTCTGTTTTGTGTCTAAAAAATGTCCGGTTTGTGACCAATTTATGTCTGTTTTGTGTCTTTTAATCATGATAAGATTGTATTGTGAGAAAAATATATTTAATAAAAATGGCTTGGAATTTACGTTCTAAGTCTTTTTTATTGTCTAGAGAGGTGTTGAAGATTAAACGTGATATAACAGAAGAAATTTCAAGTGCTGCATATGTACCAGACAATCTAAAGTATTACGACAATGTAATGAAAGAAACTCCTGGTATGTATGGAAGAGAATGTTCTTTAGATTTTATAAAGAAAAAGCAAGAAAAACTCTTGAAACTAAAAAAGAAGGTTAAGAAAAATTATGATTCTAATATTAATAAGATAGACTCATATCTAAAAATTTTAGAGAAAAGTATAATTGATGAGTCTGATCACGTTGAGTTGGTTGTATTTAAATTATATTTGCAATTAGAAAATGTTGTAAAAGTAACTGAAACTGTAAACGACTTAGGATTTAGAATAAAGACTAACACTTATGCAAGAGAAAGAAAATATAGTACAAATGATATAACCTCTATAATCACAGATCCTTTTACTGATGTAGTTGAGGACTTAAAAATATTAGTTCAAGAGAGGCAAAGAAAAAATTATTATGGAAATAAGGAGTGTTTTTAATGAATGGAAGCACATAGTGGACAAAAGGTTAATCCCATAAAAGATATAGAGGATGTATTTAGACTTTTAAATTTTCTAGAAGAATGGAATGAAAGAAACTATTTATTAGCCCTCTTTGGAATGTGTACTGGACTTAGGGTAGGGGATATATTAGCACTTAAAGTTGCAGATGTAACAGACTTAAAACTCGATAAAAAAGGAAATAAAATAAGAGTATCTAAGGATTGGATTAGAGTTATCGAAGAAAAAAGAGACTATAATAGAGAGGTTTTTTTATCTGATGTAATAAAAAGTGCTATAGAAAATTATACTCAAGATAAACCAGGAGAAGAATTTTTATTTAAAAGTGGCAAGAGGAAGAAATTTAATAGACCTATCCAAACAAGACAAGCAGGAAGAATAATAAAAGGAGCAGCAAAAAAGGTAGGAATAAAAGAAAATGTTGCAACACACTCTTTAAGAAAAACATTTGCAAGGCATATTTATGATGAAGAAGAGAATAAGACTTATGCATTAGAACTTATAAGGAAGATTCTAGGACATAAGACAATAGAAATGACTAGAAGATATATAGGAATAGATAAGGATGAAGAAGTAAAAGCAATAACTAAATTTACTAATAAGTTAAAGAAAAGAAAAAGAAATTAAAATATCTTGTATTTTATCTAAAATTTAATATGTTACGTTTTTCAACAACAGGACATTATTAGAATGCAAAGAGCCTTAACAATAGAGTTTACAAGGAATAGAATAGATTTATTAAAATGTCTGAAAATATATATTAAAGGTCATTTATTCAAGGGATTTATAGGGATGTAGATATTTAAATGTTTATTTAGAAGCTGAGTAAAGAGGTGATTAATTGGATGTGAATGAAGTTGAAATAATCGATAGTAGCTATGAAAAAGGTAAAGAGTTGACAGAAGATCAGTGCAATATGGTAACTCTATTGATTACAGGTGCTACAGTAACAGAAACTGCCAGAATTATTGGAGTAAATAGAAAAACAATCTATAATTGGATGAATAAAGAGCATGTTAGGAAAGAAATGGACAGACGGAAACAGGAGCTAACAAACCAAGGAAATTTAATGATATTAAAGGATTTAGATAGTTATATCAACAATATCAAGGAATTAGCTAGTGACAAGAGCGATAAGAGGGTTATGTTGGCAGCCAATCAGTATCTTATAAATCGTATATATGGAACTCCTACAAGTACAGTTATACAAGCAGAGGATAATAGTGTTGGCATGGGTATGGATGCAACAGAGATAGAAGCAGCTATAGCTAAGATAAGAATAAGAACAAGCAAGAAGTAATTAGATATGAAATAAATCCTGCAAGAATATGTTTTAATTATGTTTGAAATCAATTAAAGCAAAACATATATTATATATATATTTACTTTAATAATTAAATCATATATTGTATTTAACTTTAGTTATAGCTAATTTAATAAAATTTAGTGAGACTTAATAATTAAAGTTTCATACAGTGAAGTGATGTGGATTATTATAGGATATGTGAACCTATTGGAAATGCTAGGTTCTTTTTAACTATGCCGAAAATACATATTTAAGGAATAGTTGAAAGATAATTAATAATTCTAATCAAAAAAATATTTCTTGCAAGAAAATAATTCAAAATACTTTAATATATTTATTTTTTTTATTAATAG